AGCCGGAATAGTTGACATCCTTCAGCAGCCAACGGATATCTCCATCATCGTCCACCGAGATGGTGCGGGCGTTCAGAATGGCCTGTTCCTCCACAAGGCGGGCCGGGTTGGGAACCATCTCTCCCTGCTCATTCAGAATGGTGGCTTGATTCTCATAGTTGTAGCCTCTCAGCAGCAGCTTTGCCTCATCGTTTTCCTGTGTCATGCTGCGGATATTTTTGCGAATCTGCTCAAAGTCTTTGATGTCGCTCAGGCCAGGCTCAAAAATGGCGATGTTGTCCGGGTTTTCAAACGCCACGGCCGGGATTCCGTCCCATAAGGCGGAGCCAGTGTCTCCGGCCTCCTCTGTGTAGCCGTCTGAAGAAGAACGGAACATGCGCGTACCCGATTGCGCCAAAAGTTCGATCACGGATTGAGGATTTCCATCGCTGTCCTCTTCCTTCCACATGCGCACAAGCCCGATTAGATTTACAGGCGTTGAGTAGTCCCATATGCCCACCGTCTGCTTTGAATCGAAACGGGTATACACGATTTCGTTGTCGCTGTTTTCGTACACATACAAATAGGCGCCGCTCATGACGACATAATCCCGCACAAGCTCCATGTATGTGGCCCCGTCGTCGTTGTAGCGGCGAATATGGTCAATGGCGGATTTGAACTCACGGATATACACTTCATCGTGCGCTCCGCCCTCTCCGCAATTACGACAGCGCACGTTGTACTGCGGCGCTTTCCCGCTCAGGTATCCGGTTACCATATTGGCGATGTAGTATTCAAAAGGCACCGTTTTCTTTTGGCCGTCGTCTCCGATGATCTCATACAGTCCGTTTTTGCGGGAATACCGCTTGTACATCTCGCGGCGGTACTCCAGAATAGGCGCGATCCTGTCCACCAGGTTTTGGATATTCTCGGCGCTATAAGCCTCCAGGGCTTTCTGGTTCATTTGAAGCATGCATCTTTCCTCCTGCTACACAATGCGGCCGGAAGAAAACCCCCAGCCGCTTGGTTTATTGAATTGCTCCGCGACGCCTGTGGCCGCGTCCTGTGCGTCGTCGTGGGCGTTTTTGCCCTCTTTCTGGTATCTGTACATGGATTTGTAAAATTCCGGCCAGCGGTCTTTCCAGTTGGCCGGAAAATACATGTGATCGCACACCCATGTAGCATGCGTCAGAATGCGTGCGGTTTTGTTCTCCCCTTGATGGAACCATTCGATCCGGCAGCGGTTTGAACGATATTTTTCACGCAGAATGCGCTCTACGTTGCGGGCAAATCCACGGCCGCCGTTGTTGCTCTCGATGCGTGCAGCCTGGCATCCTGTTTCCGCAAGCCTGCGCGCGGTCTCTTCTTCGGTCACTTCCATCCCGGCCTTGGTAAAGTACACATCCAGCACAAGTGCTTCGTTGTTGTAGTCCGCATATGTGATGCTGCACAGATAATCCTCGCCCTGGTCGGCGGTGTCGGTGTAGTTACGTATCTGCAGCGAGATAGGCTTACCATCCGGCTTGCAGGGAAGTGTAGCGTATGTTTTGAAAGACTGGTATAGCCTGCCCTGCAGGTCAATGGGAATCTGCTGATAGTTTGCAGACGCGATTTCTGGGCTCATGGGCCGCACTTTCATCTCATAGCTTGCACGGCTCAATATTTCGGGGCACAGCATGGTGCCATCGTCCTGCAGCGCTTTTTCAACCAGCATCCGAACTTTTTCGCCGGCCCCTGTAAAATGCTCCATCGCACGCCCGGCCAGGTCTCCGCTGGCCCAGCGCGTCATGATGATGAGGATTTTCCCGCCCTCCTCCAAACGGGAGAGCATCGTGTCGGTGAACCACTTCCAATGAGCCTCCAGAACGTTCTCGTTGAATGCCTCTTCCGCCAGTTTGATAAGGTCGTCAATGATGAGCCACGTCGCACCGAAGCCCGTTGCCGTACCCTTCGGGCTTGTGGCAAGGTAGCTCGAATGATTCCCCTCCAGTGCCCAGCGGTTCGTAGCGCCGTCGCCGTATTTGATGCGAGTTTCCGGAAAGATATCGCTGTAAACTATAACGTCAGGGTCTGCCTTCTGCTCGCTGATGCCGTTGCGCACGCCCTTGGAGAACGTAGAGGAAAGGTTTTCGTTGTAGCTGCCGGTCATTACTTTCACGGTATTATCGCGGCCGAACAGCCATTCCGTGAACAGTCCGGCGGTACGGCTTTTTCCGTGCCTCGGTGGCTCGCATACGATCATCACTTTTTCATTGCTCTCCGAAAAGGCTTGCAGTTCATTGCACAGGCGTACCAGATGCGGGCGGTCCGGCTTATAGAAGTCCCCGGCACGCAGCCGGCAGTAATCCCAAAAGCAGCGCCGTGCCAGTTCGATGCGCGCATGCATTGCAATCTCCTGTCTATTCATCCCCCGCAAGCCTCCGCAGCTCCTCCGTTGTCAACTCTGCAAATGGATTTTTTACTTTCAACTCGACGCTGTGTTCCCCTTTATCAACAAAACCGCCTGCGGCCCGGGCGCGAAGCTCGGATGCTTTCAGGCGGTCCTTGATATCATATTCAGCATTGCGCATCGTATCGCTCCAAAATCTGTTGATTTCTGTCATGTCGGCAATACGCGATTGCTCCAGCTCTCGATTTCTTGCGTTGATTTTTTCCTGAACGCCACTAATTGCCACTAATTTTGACGCATTTCCCCGGGCATACCGCTCGGAATAACCGGCGGCAATAACGGCCTGCTCCTTGTTTCCACCATTTTCGATGTATGCATCTGCGATGGCCTGCTGCACAGCAGGATCTCGGATACATGGCATTATTGCCGCCCCTTTCTTCTATTCTTTCAGCCTTTCAAGTGCCGTTTCAAAATGAACTTTATCAATCTCAAACCCTACAAAATCACGGTTGGAATTGCGGCATGCGATAGCTGTTGTACCACTCCCAATGCAACAGTCCAGCACAAGTTGGCTCGGGTTTGTGTAAGTCCGCACCAGATATTCAAACAACGCTACCGGTTTTTGCGTTGGATGAAGCCCACCACGTTGGCACGAAAACGTGAGAGTCTGCCGTGGCCAATTAGTGTACTTTGTTTCGTATTCTTTGTTTAAAGTTTTCTGGTCGTACACACAATCATCTTTCATTACGCGAGATTTTGTATGAATCTTTTTTTGTCGCAACCAATCCCTGTGGATTATATGTAGGTTTTTTGCGGTAGAAAACCACAATATCTTCTACACAGCGTAGTGGTTGAAACTTGGCAAAAGGAAAACCTGTCACCATATTTTTCACCCAGTACCAACAGTATCGAAAATTCTTCTGATTACTGCCAATCAACTTTGTAGTGAACGGCTGCGATGCAGTAAACACCATTGCTCCGTCTGGCTTTGTAACGCGCTCAAGTTGCTTCCAGAGGAGATCAAACGGAATAATGCTGTCCCATCTGCAGTCCGTCATACCATATGGCAAGTCTGTTAGTACCATGTCTACACATCCGTCTGGAAGTAGCGTCATTCCAGCAATGCAATCCATATTGAATATTTGATTTTTGTAATCCACTTTGCGCTCCTTTCGCAAAGCGACCGTGACCATAACAAAAGGGCCGCCCGAAGGCAGCCCTTGCGAAATTCCTGTGAATAGCTCGGCTTTCGTCTCGCTTTTCGACGGTTTAATGATAGCACGCAAAAAGCACTACAAACAACAACATTTCACAACATTTTATACGAAATCTATCTCCAATAATGCTTTATCGTGCAGACGCTGTGCGGAAATAATATCCTTTGCATCATCATCTCCGTAAATTCTAATGGCCACTTCTCGCCACCTCATAAGGCGGTAACTATCCCCGTCCCCGTCTAAATAGCGCAGTCGCAAAACTTCTCTTTCCATGGGATCACTCAGCGCATGAACTGCTGCGTTGATACATGCGATTTCCTTGTCATTGGCAGTGATAAGCGGAGAGATTTCTTTCTCATATTCCAGATACTGCTCTACAGATTTAGCCATCGCATCCCCGCCGGAACCGGTATGCTGTGGCATAAGCCACGGTGCGGCTGGATTCGTGATTACCCGGCCGCTTTCACGTCCGGAAATTCCTGAATCTTTCAAATATTCGTAAGTACGGCCGTGTATCTCAGCTCCGGCTTTCATCCGTGCCAGGCGTTCACGGCGGTTTTCGTTTTCTTTTTTCAGCGACAGATATTTCATCAGCCGCTCTTTTTTCTCCTCAGCCTCCGTGATTTTCGCCTCCTCGTGCTATCTTTTCAGTATCCAGAATGATTCCCGGTATAGCGGCCGAGTATCCGCATTTGAGAGCAGCATTAGAGTGGCCCACCCACGTGGCGATATATACTCCACACGGCCCTGACGTGGTAAATTATCGGCCTTGAACTCTGTGTACCCTTTGCGATATGTCATCGCTGGATAAATTACATCTACAACAGCATCTGCAGTTGCATTTTCTATATACGCAACCGGTGGAACCGCCAGCGGGCGAACGGATTTCATCGCCCATCCCTCCCCGCGGCAATGCAGGCCAGCGTGGCCACAACCGCCAGTGCGACGGCCAAGACCGCCAGATTTATCAAGATTTGCATGGGACGACCTCCTATTCAATTGTGGAAATCTCAGGGAGCCACATTTTGGGGTTGAAATTCAGCGTGTACTTATACTGGTTGACATCTCCAGATGTGACATCTTCCACCACATAGGTGACATTATCGCTCAGGCCGATAAAGTGCTTTTTGTACTCGCCGTTTTCGTCTTCAACCACAATTTCCAGCTGGTTATCTTCTGTGTCTGCCTGCTGAGACAAATTGTATGATACCCGCTCTGCTTCGGTAGAGCAGCCGGTCAATGCCATCACAATTAACCATGCCATCATCAATAAGGCTACAACAATTCCATTTTTCATATTTTTCCTCACTTTCATTTTGCGGCCTACTTGAGCCTGTTTTCAAGCCTGCGCACCTCCTACCATCTGCGCCCATCAACAGGTTCAAAGCGATTCTGGTCGAGCCAATAATGCGGGCATTCTCGCAATCCGTACAAATAGGCCAGATACTCTTTTCCTACATTCGCATTCCCGCAGCCAATGCCTCCGCCATATAGGCATGTGGAGCAATTCCGCGGCACTTTTTTAAACTCATGTACTTCTATTTCTCGCATTGTGAACCCTCCCGTATGTCTCCGGCCCACTGCTCTGCCATGGCACGGGCTATTCCCGGGAATGTCTTTGCCCGGTTTTTTGCTCTGTCTTCGCTCGGCGGCATTTTCCATATCCTCTGTTCCCGTCCTTCAACAATTTCTGTCGATATGAGCGGCGGCAACCCTTTCAGCCAAAGGCACGTTTTCTTTGTTTCTCCATGCCCAAACTGCCACGGCTGAATAATCTGGTCTGGCTTTCGATAGTATGTAGACATAATTCCGACCGGATTTTCGATTGCAATTTTTGAACAGTCAGCATTTGCAAATTGCATGAAGAAATCAATTGCCGCCTGCTGCCGTCCGTCTTTGCGCTTTTGCTCAAAATACCTTGCACCACTCACAGCCAAATGGGTACAAGGAGGAAACGCAAGAATCATATCCCATTTCATTTTCAAAAGTTCCAGGGCGTCCACCTGCAAATGCCACTCAGGGTGCCCGCCGCTGCATGGTTCAATGTCGCAACTGTATGCCTCATGTCCTAGCCTGCGCATTTCGATTGTTACCGCCTGCGATTCTTCGCAGGCTACTAAAATTTTCACTTCGTGTCCTCCAGGCGCTGGCCGTCCCCGAGCATCAGCTGCCCGTGCTGGTACGCCTGATACAGTGTGCGGCCCTTACCATCCGTCATGTACGGCAAAAACACTTCGTCCACCTGTACGTTGCCCGCCTCTACAAACGCCATCTGCGCCAGTATCCAATCTCGAATATTCCTCCATGCCGTGCGCTCCGCCTGCTCGACGTCCGGTCGAATTTTCTGCCGCTCAAAAGCAGCCATAACCCCCGGCGTGTTTGCAGGAAGCTGAAACAGCATCCCGCCTTGCGCGGTTTGCAAACCAAAAGTAATTCCTACGGGCCGTCCCCGGTCGTCATAATCCACCATGATTTTTCGCGCGCCGTTCCGGGCAAGCGCGCCCTGTATTTCTCCCAGGCTTTCGAATACGTCTATTTTTGTGGTGTAGTTCTTAATCGGCATATCCACGCCTCCATTTCTTTCCACCGCAATAAAAAAAGTGTTCTGTAGGGTCCCATTCGTCGATGAGTGGTTGCACGATAGCACCTGCTGAAGTCTCAAGATCACAAACATGATCTCCATCGCCACAATACAAGAAGTGTTCGCAATTGAAGCAGCTTTTTGCTACATCCTGTCTTCTCCCAAGTCGCGTGCGTTCTGAGTGGCAACGTTTTTTCTTACTCATGGTCGGGATGCTCCTTCCGCACGACTTCGACGATATAATCGCCCGAAGTATTCCCGGGCTCACATTGGATAATCGTCGCGCAAATGTCCTCCTGAAGACGATTTACATCGCGGTTTATATACTTCGTACCCCAAATTTCGATTACGCTATCTTCTCTGGATTTAACCATGATGTAATCCCTCCACTACTTCCTCCTCTGGTTCGAGATCCCCTGATACACGCACCACCAGACGCTCCGGACTTCCGTACCGCTTAGCCACGCGCAGCTCTACGATGGCACTGTCATCGCGGTAGGCTACACCGTTCAATGCATCGGCTACAGCTTTCACGATATTATCCATGTCCGGCTTACATGTGGGACGGAGGATATTCTGGCTACACAATGCAGCCTTTTTCTTCGGATAGGATTTG